ATGCTCAGGATTTGGCGCTCGGCCATGTTGGAGTAGAAATCCTCGTTCTCCGTCGGCCCTTTGAACTCGTCCATCCGGACGATGGCTGACCCGTCTTCCTGCTCTTCCACCTCGGCCATCGGGTCGTCGAGGTCGAACATCATCCCCTGCTCGTCTTCCGGCCCTGGCGTCGGCTGCATTTGCTCGGGTGGTAACAGTGTTGCCATTCTTCAGTCCTTTGCGGTGCGCGATTTTAACATGTCAACGCGATTGGAGTATGTCGTAGAACTTGGGGTCGTTGCGCATGAACATCTCGGCTTCTTCGTCGCTGCGAATCAGGCCATTATCGAATGCGTTCTCGATCGAGGAACCGGAAATATCGCGCGAGTACTGTTTCAGATCATCGTAAACGTCCGGTGCACGTTGCCGCATTTCGCGAATCTGGGGGCGCATGCTCATTAATGGTGCTTCCTCCGCTCCGCCCAAATAACCCCGCATGACGTCGCCCGGTCGCAGCAAGTCATCCTCGGCGTTGAACGTCTCAGGGTTCTTGTACAAATGGTACAAGTCGTCCAGGAAGAACTTGTCTTCGGCTGCAGGTACTAGACTTCGAACGTGAGCCACCGCCTGCTTTTCACTCATCCCTTTCCGAATGGCCTCACCAATCAGTGCTGGAACCATGTCCATGGTGAAAGCCGGTGCAGCCGCTTTGACCACCGTGTCGGCTACTTTCGCTACATCGCCCACCCCCGGCGCGAGGTCGTCCAGCCCGGGAATCATGTGCCGCAGCGCCTGACCGGCAGTGGCGGAGAGCACCGTGCGACGGCTCAGCGGGGTATTGGCCACCGACTGCAACGTCGACTTGATCGAGCCCGTGGCCGGGTTGACCTCTACCGATTTCTCCGTTACCTGCGGCGCGCCTTTCAGCGCCTTGGTGATTCGCGACTCGGTCGCCTTCTCGATGTCCGGGTGGAGCTTGGCCAGCGGGAAATCCTGTTGGGGGCGCAGCCCGAACAGTGCTCGTCGTCCGATGTCGGGCGTGTCTTTCACCGCCGTCTTGGTCCCGCGCACTAGCAACTCGTCCATCATCTGCTGCAGCGTCTTTCGAGCGCTGCCGCCCTTTTGGAATCTGCGGGGTGCGGCTCGCATTTCGCTGCCGGGTGATCCGAAATTACGCGCCGGTGGGATTTCGTAATCCGCCCGCCGGGTCGCGGTATTGGGGTCGTAGCGCGAGTTAATGTAGAAGCGCTGCACCTCGGGCGGTATGCGTGCGTCCAGTTCCTGCTGGCGGCGCATTTCGATTGCCCGCTGCATTTGTGCATTCCGTTGGCGCTCGACCATCGCCATTTCGTACGCTCGCTGCTGTGCAAAACGCTCGTAGTCTGTGCCCGCGTTCGCCTCTTTCGAGTAGAGCAGCGACATGAGCGGCACGGATGCGCGGGGACCGGCGAACATGGCCAGATCGGTCGGGTCGAAGAATGATTCGTTGTCATTGGGCATAAGGGTTCTCCACTCGGGTGCGGTACTCTTCATCCACGTAGTCGGTGTCGGGTGCGACGGGGTCCACCAGCAGGAAGCCCATGTCGCGTAGCAGTCGCAGCGCTTGCGACGTCGTATCAGTCAGGTCGTCCCGCTCGGCTTCGGGGAACGAGCAGATCTGGCTTACCAGCACTTCGGCCCAGTCGCGCGGGTGACCCCGGTGCAGCGTGGACTCGGGGACGTAGACGAGGCCATGGGCGATGATGTTGGCCACTAGGTGCAGCCGCTGGACCTTGTCGGCCCGCCCCGGGTTGTAGGCGCGGCACGGGATGCCCGCCCGCTGCAGGTCTTGCAGTATGCTGATCCCCGACGCCTTGTCCTCCACGAGCACTAGGTCCACCTTCTTGCCCGGTTCGCCGTAGATCGCGGCGTACTCGTCCACGATTCGGGGCTTGAGGTCCGGGTAGGCGAGGTGGTCCTCCCAGCAGTCGATTAGCATCACCGACATTTTGGCGTCCGCGTTGGGTCGGAACACGCCCCAGACACTGCACGCGGTCGGGTCGTTGATCGTCTTCTCGGTGTAGGCGCAGTCGTAGGACTGCAGCACGTACAGGAAGTCCGGGAGCGGCTTGTCGGCGTCCCAGATTTTGAACCACTGGCGTTTCACGATGCCGTAGTCTTCCGGGTCGATCACCTCGGCGTACAGCTCCTGCCGCCCGATCCGCGTGCCCTCGTACTGGCTGATGATTTCGTTACGAAACGTCGGGGCGAGGTTGTAGAAATTCTCGTGCGTCGTGCCCGTGGTCAGGCAGGTGCGCTCGTCGTCCATGAGTCGCCGCACGATGGGGATCGGCTTGGGCGTGGTCGTGATGCAAACGCGGGGGCGCTGGCCCAGTCGCAGCCCGAACATCAAGTTGGACCACATGGTCTCGGCATTTCGGAATTTCGCCAGTTCGTCCACCCATGCCAAATCGTGCTGGGGTCCGCGCAGCGTCTCCGGGTCGTTGTCCGAGTAGATCGTCGCGATCGCGCCGTTGGGCCACTCCACGCGGCGTTTCGATGGCGAGTAGATCGGTTTGCAGCGCGGGTGCGAAATCGCCAGGATCCCCGATTCGCCCTCGATCATGACGTCCCGCGCGTCGCCCGCGTCCTCCGCGATCAGCGCTATTCGGCCCGCCAGCTTGTTCTCGACGTGGTAGCGCACGAACTCCGCGCCGCACCGGGTCTTGCCCCAACCCCGGCCCGCGAGGATCAGCCAGTAGGTCCACGCGTCACCGGGCGGGATTAGCTGGTTGGGTCGCGCGAAAGTCGGCCAGTCGTAGTACAGCTCCAGCGCTTCCCGGTCGGACAACTCCGACACGAACTCGTTCCAGTTCGCCGGGTCCAGCGCCAGCGCTCTACTCTTCTTTGAGCGATTTTTGCTGGAGACGCTGGGCGAGGCGATCACGGACACCTTCGATGTTGATGGTCGAATCCAGGGAGCCCGAGACGTTCATGTTCACGTCTTTCGAGCGGAATTTCGAGTCGTAGCCCGACAGCGTAAACTGCAGGAGCGAATCGCTGTACTTTTTCACCGTCTCGCCCGTCTTGAGGCCTTGGTGCACCAGCGGCTCGTCCACGCCGACTACGGACCGGCGGTAAGCCTCGGCTCGCATCGTGTCGATCATCTCCTCTTGGATCGCGTCCACGATGCCGTCGAACAGCTTATGGTAGGAGCGCCAGTCCGAAATCGTCTGCCGTGCAATGCCCGCCGTCGTGTAAGCGTGCCGCATGCTGAATTTCGCAGTATCGGGGCCGTCCCGGAACTCGGCGATAAAGACCAGCATTTTGTAGGCTTTCGTCTCCTCGTGCAGCTGCAGGTCGCCACGGGCCTCGACGTCAGGCAAATTGCAGCTAAGAGCTTCCGGAGAGAAAGAGACCGAATTCACCGGGTGGCGCACGCGGTCACGTCGAATCGCGTCGAGCAGCACCTTGATCGGCACATGGGCGCGTCTTTCGTATTCCGCGATGGTTTCGGCACCACGGTCTTCGAGCAGCTTTTCGTCGGTCATCCACATGGTGCGAATTAAAACACAGGCCGCGAGAGGCACGCAATAGGCGGATTTGTCGGCATTTGGCTGCGGAAAGAAGCTATCGAAGAGTCACCGCCGATAGTCATAGACTATGAAGTCGGAAGCTATCGAAGAGCCACTTTCAATAGTTCTGGACTATAGGACTACGAGAGCTTCGTGTCAATCCGGATTTACGCGCGCACGTGAGACAATTCCGAATAACCCCAAGTGGAGCAGCAGCAGTGACCGCCGTCTGAAGAGCGTCGTTCTTGTTCCATCGTTCCACCAAGATGGAACAGCAATGGAACGGCTTCTCCATTCGAGAGAAGAGTATTGTTCCATCGTTCCACCGATAATCCCCCCATATCCAGGTTTTAAAACACGGGCTTTTTCCCCGCGTATGCATGGAACGATGGAACAGAGGGTCTTTTTTCGAATGGGAGAGGCGTTCCATTGGGCGTTCCATCTTGGTGGAACAGTGGAACGGGGTATTTGCCGGTTCCGCAGCGCGATGGCTGCACGTCGCATTGCACGACGATGGGTGGCGGCGCGACTTTGGATCTTAAGTCTTTACCTCAGGCCCGAAGGCCACCTAGCCACACCGGGATTCTAACACACCGCGCCCAGTGCCGCAAGCAGCGCCCCACCGTGATCGTTTCGCACTTGCACCACGACGGCCATCGCCCGCCAGTCCGACTCGGTCCAGTCCTGCCCGTGAGTCGCCAGCTTCGCGCCGTTGAACACGAAGACCTCGTCGGCCACCCGGCACACCAGCCACCCTTTCGCCGCAGTCGGAAGCAGCCGCTGCATGAAGTAGCGTTGCCCGGTGGTCCAGTGTTCCAGTCGCACGGCGGTGGTCGCTCGCTTCGGGAACGCCGGGAGCACCTTCGACTCGATCCACCCGGCCCATGCCGGTGTGGCCACGAAGATGTCGGGCGTGTCCCGCTTCACCCGGTTCTCGACGCGTTCCACGAGCGCCCGCCCAGCGAGCCATTTCGCGATCCAGTCGTTCAGCCGCTGCTCAGGGAGCCTCATAGCTCCGGACACCCCGGAGAGGTATCTCCGTGGCCCTCCGTTGCGTCTGCGGGTATAGTATCGGTACTAATATAGCCCGAACCCTCTTGAGCCGCTCCCGTGGCCCTCCGCATTTCGATGGCGATCGCTTCGAGCACCCAATAGCCGTCCAGCATGAGCGCCATTTCGTACGAGCCATCGGCGCACTCCCGCCAGTGCTGGTTCTTTTCCAGAATCCGAGCCATTCGAGCCTCGGCGTCCCCTAACGTGCGAACGCCCAGCGTGGCGAAGTCCTCAGCCATCGGGCTCACCGCACACCCGCCTTTCGCAGTGCGTTCAGTAGCCGCATGGTCGCCACCCCGGCGTTCGGCGCGTCCAGGATCGCGGGGTTGATTTTGAAGCGCTTGCACAGCGCCACCCGTGCCGCCCGCCCGTCGCACTCCTGCACCAGTTGGCGTGCCCGGTCCGGAGCAGCCTCGACACGCGGCGGGGTCGCCCGGGGCTCCCGTGGGGTCTCCGGGGCGCTCTCGATGCCCGGTTGGACCGAATATACCCGCATACCCGCCAAGCGCCCGTTGACGACGCAGCAGCCCGGTCCTCGTCGAATCAGTTCGGTCATGCTCGCGCCTCCAGCGCCTTGAGCGCACGCAGCCCCGCACGCACTGCGGCCAGCGCTTTCTTGGTGTCGGATTCCATGCCGGGTAGGCCGAATTCTTTCGCGTACCGGTTGTCCAGTCGCAGGGCGTGCTCCGCCGCTTTCAATGCCAGTCGTATTGCGTCCATGGCGCTCACCCGGCCAGATTCGTTTCGATCCAGCGCTGCAAGAGCTGGAACAGCGCCCATTGGTCGATGTCCTTCTCGGACCGCTCGTGCTGGACGAACGTCGCGTCCAAGCGCTGGCCCGAGACCGTGGCCTC